ATTGCTTATAACCTGACATATAACCAAGTACGTCTTGGTCAAATTGGTCGGCTAGTCTATAAGCTGCTCTATCTGATGCTAACTGTTGAAAGTTAATATGAGAATGAGCTTCTTCAATGTCATCCACTTTAAATGCAAAGTAATTAGCTTTGTCAATTGTAAGTGAAAATTCTTCGTCATCAAGGTCTTGAGGAGTAATAGTTGTTCCTCTTGCATATTCCTTGACTGTTATTTCTGGTTCTTTGATAACCTTAACGGAATCGCCCATATTAGCAATCTCACCAAAGTAATCACTGTTAGTGATAGCTTCAGCGACAGACCCCTTGCGGAAAGCAAGTTGAACCTGTTTGCTGTAAATAATAGGACTAAAATTACCGTTAGGAAGATTACCATAACCAGCTGCTGCTGTAAATGCCATTTTTAAATCTCCTTAAACATTTATAATACACGCATAATACGTGTTGCTTTTAGTCATTTTACTTTATAAGGACCATTCATGCGTTGAGGTTGTACGTGAGATAGCTAGTCTCTTGTAGGCTCACATAATTGGGTAATCTCTAAAGTTTAGTGGTAGTATATTATAAGTGTCCTAGAAAGGGGTTATAATATACCTTTAGTTACATATAGTTATACTTAGAAATAACTATTTGTCAACATTCTTTTTTAATTATCTTGCAGAACCTGATACATCATATATGAAGTTACCTGACCTGATAGCTTCCATTATGGCATCAGCCTGTTTTTCATAAGCTGCAGCGGACATCTTTTGAACATCAGACTCACGTATTTTTTTACCTGACTCAGAAGTATCAACTTTAGTTTTTGTAGCTTTCGTGCCAACATCCATAGCAGCGCTTTTATCATTTTTTGCTGTGTCTTTCTTGCCAATGTTTCTATCTGCCTTGTAGAGGTCAATGGCTCTTGCTGCTGACCTTGCATCATTATCGTTTTCATATAGTGCATCCTGTACCCATTTTGGCTGTTCTTCAGCCCACTCATGGAAGTCATCACTGTCTCTAATAGTATCAAAGTCAGGATGAAGTCTCATTAACTCTGCTTCAGCTTTCTCCTTTTTAGCTTCAACAGACATTTCATCTATCTTTTGTAACCTTGCCTCTAACTGCTCTGACTGTTCTCTAGCCTTCTTCATAGCAATTGTTTCGACAATTTTAGCTACATCAGGGTATTCATTTGCCCATGCTTCTATGTCTTCATCAGATTTAGGTAGCTTAATCTCTTTCTTAGTTGCTTTAGATAATTGTTCTTTTAAATCATCTAACTGCTTCTGAAACTCTCGTTCTTTCTCTTGGGTATGTCTTCGTAAGTCTCCATAACGCTTTTTAAAAGTTTTCTCTTCAGCAGAAGTCGGTTCTTCTTCACTCTTATCTTCCGATTCTTCAACCTTAGTTTCAACTTCACCCTTTTGCTCTTTCAATAGCTGTTCTAATTCTTGTTCTTCTTTTTTTATTCTTTCTTCTTGTGTGTAAGGTTTACTCACAAATGCAACTTTTTTAGGTGTTGCTTCCTTAATCATAGCATCTGCCATTTATTTTCTCCTTGGGGTTATCGTAGCCATTTATTGTTGGGGGATAAGTAGCCATTAATTGCGGATTACTTTTTAGAAGCTAATCCACCTCGCTTCATCTTTTTAGTTTTCTTTTTTAACTTAGGTATAAAACCACCTTTAGCAGTAGAGTAACCTACATCACCCATACCACCCATCTCTGAAGGTGCAGAATCAAAACCACCGTCTCCTCCACCGTCATCTCCCATAGACATGCCTGCTTCCCTGCCTGTTATTCTGCCTTCTGCTTCAGCTTTTTCTTGTGCCGCTTTATTTGCAGCTATTCTTTCTCTTGCTCGTTTTTGTTCTGCAAATGCAAGATTCATCTGTCTTTGTTTTTCTTTTTCTTCTGCTTTTTCTTTAGCCAATCTATCTGCTTCTGCATCTCTAGCTATCTTAGCAGCTCTAGCTTCAGTAAACCTATCTGTACCTACACCTGTTCTAATAGCTTCATCTAACTCTCTTACTTGTGTTCTTGTTAAATCATCTATTCTAGATGAAGCGGGTTCAGTAAATTTACTGCCTTCTAATATTTTATCTATATCAATAATGTCTTGTGGTTTGGTTCTATTTAAAGTTTTAGTAGCGTCTTTTGCTTTATTTATAATATTACCTAGTTTATCATATCTAGGAACATCCATTCCTATTTTTTTAGCCACTTCTGCAAGAGCAGTAGATTTTATACCTACAGCCTTACCAAGTTGTGTTAGTTGTCCTAATGTTTGGTCTTTAATTGCCTGAGCAACATTTGCTGTTGCTGGTTGAAAATTTACTCTACCTGTAGCATTGTAGTTATCAATACTTTGTAATCCTACTGTTCCATCGAAATTGTATTGAACAGCATATTCTGTACCGCCTATAGTAGTTCTAGCACCGCCTAAAGCGGCAGTTGCGTCATCTCCATCACTAGCACTATCTTGTATTGTTTCAACTTTTGCTGTTGGAGTTTTTGTTTCTTCAGCAGCTTTTTCCGTTGCTTCTGGTGTAGGTACAAAACCATCAGGAATAGGATATATTGTAGAACCTAAAGTACCATCAGGATTGACAAAATGTGGTATCATGCGAACTTGTCTTAATTTAGCATTGTAGTATCTAACACTTTTAGTTTGAGGTGCTCCTGTACCTGCTCCAGGTGCTTCATCTACTCCTGTTAAACCTTTAAAAGTGCCAGGTGCATACAATTTTGGAATTTGACCTGGTGTAGGTACATAAGCACCTCTTTGTGCTTCTACCACTCCACCTATATTATACTCTAAATCATCTTCAATGTCAAGGTCTGTTTCATCAAAAGGTAAATCGTCAGGCATTGTTGCTTCATCTGAATTACCCATTTGACCCATCTCTTCCATAGCTTTTAAACCTTGTTTGGCTTCTTGTCGCATCATCATAAGTTTTTCAAGACCTATGTATCGAACAACATCAGCAGGAAATACAAACTCACCTTCACTTAATTGTGCAGGTATGTCATCTCTCACTTCTTCTCGTGTAGAACCCGGGGGTACATCGTTGCCTGATACCTCATCAACCATGCCACCTTCTTCTTTGAGACCACCGTCTTCAAACATTTCCATTTGTTTATTGATAGAAGCACCTTTAGCAGCTTTTAATTCTTTTGGTCTGTTGCCTTTTTTTACCTCTTCTTTTTTAATCTCTTCAAAAACTTTCTTTACTTCTTCATCTCGGACTACAGGTAGAGCTTCTAATTCTCCCTTAGTATCTTCTTTTGCATCTATTTCTTTTCTTTCCTGCAAACCCATTTTTATTCTGTATGCTCTTTTAACATCATCATCTGAATCAAAATAATTATTACGATTTCTAGGGTCTTGCTCGTGATATGTACCTTCTTTTTTGCGGTACTCTTCTAGCTCTCTAAAACCCATCATTTTAAATTCATTATTGTCTGCCATTTACTTCATCCCTTAGTAGTTTAAGTTTATTCAAAATCGCTATTGCACCCTGAGACCTATGTAGAGTAATTATGTCACTAGATTGCTCTAGTATTTTATGTTGCTTACTTATTTGTAAGTCAATGTAATCATTGAAGCTGTTCAGTAGCTTGTGGTTGTTCACTAGAGGCTTGATTTGCTGCAGCACCTGCCTGTCCGTCATTTCCTGAGAATCCTTGCTCGTTTGGTAAAGGAGCTTGTCCTGTACCTATATTACCACCACCTGCTCCTGTGGGGTCTAATGGGTTAGCACCGACAGGTGGTTGACCTGCCTGTTGAGGTTGTTGGACTTGTTCTTGTGGCATAGCACCCTGCATACCTTTTAATATCTCTGCTTGTACTGCTGCCTCATCCATGTTATTTGTTACCTTTTCAGGGTCTAGTTCCATAGACTTTGCTATCTCTCTTATAATATATGGAAACTTAGCAAATGGAGCAAGTGCCGGATTAGATGCTACCTGTAGGAAAGACATTAATCTTTGACTACGTACTTCGTTAGCCATAAGACTTTCTGTTCCTCTAGCTTGTACCTCTAAGTCACCTTTTATATCTTTGTTAAAGTTAAACTGCATATTAAAACGAAACATACCTTCGCCTAAAGGTTTTAGTAAGTAATCATCTACATTCTTTATAACAGTCTTAATACTACCTGCAGCTGCATTCATAAGCATTGATATACCAGATGCTGTTCTACCTACACCCTGCACACCTGTTTGCCCATGTGCAAATGATGGAAAGCCTGTACTCTCATCTGCCAGTTGTCTAGCTTTATCAAATAACTGTAAGTTCTCATTTGATACGTTAGGAAACTTTGTACCGAAGATAGCTTGACCTGGTGCACCACCTTGCCTTCTAAATACTTTACCCGGATACACTGATAAGTCTTGTCCTGGAACTAAATTGGTCTCATCTACTTCTATAAGTAAGTTTCCTGATAATACTGCATTATCTACAGACATTCTCATAAAGCCGTTCATCAAGGTCTGTGTATCATCCATGTTTTCAGCTAAACCTACACCAAAGAAGGAATATGGATTAAGTTCGTAAGGAGCTGCCATATAAGGTATAGTGGCAGGTTTGAAAGGATTAAGAACCATTCTTATCAGCTTACCATTGCTAATCCATATATTAGCTTGTAACTCGTCAAATTCTTTTAAGTCTTTTGGTATATCTACATCATTTTCTTCAAGCATGTCAACATCGCACATACCCCAATATTCTAATACCTCAAACCTGTCTATTCCATGGTCAGGTGCATAATCAGATAAATCATCTTCCCAATACTTTTTATCATAAGACTCACCTGCAGCAATTACCTCATCAATAACATTACTACGAAAGTAAGGTCTTTTCTTTAATGCACGTAATTGACTTCTTGACATTTTATGTCTTTCAATGACATATTGTGCTTCATCCATGTTTGATGCATCAGGGTCAGGAAAAAAATTCCACACGGATACATGTGATGTAGAAGGTACAGTTTTAAATATAGGGCTGTAGTTACCTTCTTCATCCCAATTAGGATATTCTTTATCTACAGCAAAAGGACCTTTCATTACCCCTGTACCAAACAATGCCATCTCAAATGCTGTGCTTCTTAATTGCTTACTTGCATTTGATTCTTGTAATTGGTCTATGATTTGCTTTTCCATATTTTTGGCAGCAACCATAGCAGGACTAAATGTTATAGCAGTAGGTGTTTTACCTACCCCTTCTTCCAAACCTTCAATTTCTCCCAGCTTTTCTTGTAGAGGACCCAGCATTTCTGCCAACGTTTTTTCTGTAGCACCTTTAGGTAAATCTCTGCCGTCACCTTTAAAACCGTAAGGCGAAGATAACGCAGTATCTCCTCTAAGCTCTTCAGGCTTTTTTGGGTCAAAGTTAACATCTGCTGCAACACCTTCAGGTAACACTGTTGGCTCAACGCTAATAGGAAACTTGTTACCTGCAAATAATACATCAACAATTTGTCCATAAGCTGCGAGAGTTTTGGTTTTAGTGACTTTGATAAAAACTCTTGACTTTTCTGCTTCAGTAAATTGTACATCGCTTCCGTATAACCCCCTATAGTTTCTATATGACCTTAACCATCTTTCTTCGTCATTATTACGATAGTCTTCGGCACGTTGATATCTTTCCATAACAAAAGGAATAATACCACTTACTCCTACATCACCAGATGCAGTTTCTTCTACATCTTCTAATGCTATAGAATCATCGTCTAATGTTACTTCGTCTTGTTCTGCCATGTTATATCCTTAATATCCAAACGTAGAGTCTGCCATCGGCATACTACTACTAGGTCTTCCCATAGGGTCGTAGTCAAATATACTAAATCTTGGTCTTGACATTATACCATATCTTAACGCATCATACAAGTGGTCTTCTGCTCTTGTATCTACATCTTCAGGATTTTTCTTATCCAAAGGTAATGCAGGTAATTGTGCAACTGTGTTTGTACAAGTATTAAAAAATACTAGTCTTGGTTGTTCTGTAAACTCATCTATCTGTAAACGTCTATGTATTTCATTTTTTCCTGATACACGACTACCTTTACTTCTATCTGATGGTCTCCAACGACAACCCTTCATAATCATCTGTTCAGCCAAAGAAGGACCAGTATCACCACGTTTATGCCAAAGAGAGCTATCCAAAACCCCATACTTAATATTTCCATCATCAGCTTCAGCATCTAATATCATATCTGCCAAATCTGTGGCAAGGACTTTACTACAATACAACTCTCTATATACAATAATCTGCTCGTCTGGAGAAACAGCAAACCACAACACACCACTATAAGAGCCGTAACCATAATCGCAAGCCCTAAATTTAACCCAATTTCTTGGAATTGGAAAAGGCTCAACAACGTGAATATTCCTATCAAACTCAGTAAAAGCAGCACCTTCTTTAATATCCCAATCACCTTCAAGCAACTGCTTACGTTGGTGTTCAGGTAAGGAAAGAAGCATTGCTTCATAGTCACCTTGGTCTGCGAGATATGGGTTGTCTGATAATCTTGCAGGTATAAATCTTCTCTTAAATAACGCTTGTCCTGCTTTACTGTGTCCTTTGGGATAGGAAAGGACATTACCTGACTCAATATCTGTGGCATCAAATTGTTTTCCGTATGGTGCAGGGTCAATGAACATTTTCTTGACCCACTGATGACCCGGACCTCCGGGGTTAGTTGTTGCTCTCATATACACAGGTAAATCATGTGCAGTAGAACGCAAACGTGAACGCATATAGTTCCAAGCATACGGAGTAGACCATTGGGTTAATTCGTCAAACCCTATCCAACTAAATGCCAAACCTTGATAACGAAGTACATCATCGTCTCGGTCTAGGTATGACATCCATAATCTTGCACCTGATGGTGCTTCCCATTGCATCTTTCTTTCTGACCACTTTATACCCTTCCATATTTGAGGATACATTTCCTTAGATTTAAATATAAGTTCTCTAAGTTCTTCTGTTGTGTGTCGTAGTAGCAACCCACTAAATGATGGATGACCCATATATCTTAAAGGGTCTGCAAGCATGGCATATGATTTACCACCTCCTGCTGAACCACCATATAATACTTCTCTTTCCCCTGCTGCAAGAAACTCTGTCTGTGGTCCTGCATTTGGTTTGAAGATTACATTTTGTTCTTCAATCGGTACTGCTTCAACGTCTGATACTTCTTGTATCTTAGGCTCTTGCACCTGTGGTTTGTTCTTCGATGGCTTTCGCTTTCTCGATTGCTTTCTCGGCGTAAGCTGCCCACTTTCTGAGAGTTCTAGCTTTGTCCTTACGTTGTTTTTCATTCATTAACCTTTTTCTCAACCCTACATGAGATATCTCTCTACCTGTTTTAGTAGTGAGCCAATTTGCTACTTCACGATATGAATATTGTTTTACGTACTTTCGTGCTACTTCTATAGCTTCTAACTCAAATGGTATAGGGTCAAGTAAATCAGAATCTTCTTCATTTAACTTATATCCAAATGGAACAGTTCTAGCTATGCGAGGTATCTGTATCCATTCTTTTTGTTCTTCATCTTTTAAATCTGTTGGCTGTGGAAGTTTCCACTTACCTACACTTCTATCCATCATTCTTTGGTGGCAAGAGCATAACACCACCAGTGCTTTCTACTTGCATCTTCTCTGTCTTCACTAAGCCTGTCCTATCTAGTAATTCTTTTGCTGCCATCATCTTGTCTTTTAAACCTAGCTCTGTAGGGTCATATAAGCCTCCTACCATAGCCATAGCAGCTTTAGGTGCATTCCTACTCATAAAAAGCTGTGTAGCCTCTAGAATCTCATCTTTCAGCGATTTAACGATATCTGTAGTACTAGAGCTTTCAGAATATCCTGCTAACTTTTTAGCTGCTACTACATCTCCACCTGCTTCATCAAATAAAACAGACAGAAACTTTTGTTGTCTTTCAGTTAGTTCTCTACTCATTATGCTATACTTTCTCTTGCATACACTCTATCAACTCGTGTTATCAATCTCTGTGCTCTGTTAGGAGTTTGTTTGAACCAACGAGAATCTTCCATCTCGTCTGCCATCTTTGCCCAATCACAATCTTCTACAGCAGCAATCATGTTCTTAAATTTGGATAAACGAGGTCTACCTAATTGGAAGCACATATTGGCTAATACATGTTGTATATCTTCAGGTAGATTATCAAATTGCGAAAACAATAGGTTACAATCTTTTATAGTCGTTTCTATGTCTTTCGCAAACCAATCATCCACTTGTTCATGTGGAATCCTTGTTCCTATGGGTTTTTCGTAATACTCTTCATCCCATTCTGTAATCAGATGTCCAATACCCCCTGTAGGGTATCCTTCTGAACATTTATATATTTCGTACTTAACACCTTCATCGTCTGCTATTTCATCTTGTAGTTTTATTAAGTTCATTGTCTTCCTTTACATGCACAAGTCTTGATACTTGGTTGTGTGTAGTCTATGCTTAGATAAGTCTCCGCTAGAATGTATAAATAAGTTTTTAAACCAAGTAACCATTATTTCTTCCTCATAATCTTCATAGCCTGACCTGCACCCTTAATACCAAACGATGCACTAATTGCTATAAACAAAAGGTACTGATACCACTCAGGAAGTGTATTCAATACCTCAAACCCTGTTCTTACATATTCTGTCATGCTAGGAATGAACACTAGTATAGCAGGTAAAAGTAAAACTGTCAAGGCAAATTCGTCTTTCCATGAATTATCTGTGGCATCTGCCATAGACTTTTCCCATTCAACTTCGCCTGTTGCTACCTTCTCAGCTACAACTGCTTTAGCTTTAGCTTGTGCTACCTTTGCCTGTCCTTCAGCTTTAACCTTCTCAACCTTGCTGTCCATCCAAGAACTAGCGAGATTTGCGATTGGTCCTATCAACGCTGTTAACATGATTATCTCCTTTATGTTCGTGACCCATCCAAATGCCAAAGACACCTGTCATCACACCCATAACTACTGACACGAAAGCTGACTGAGCTGCTGTTGGTGCATCAAGTTCCATAAACCATTCAGCACATCTCCATGACATTACTGTGCTTGCAAGCATCATACATCTTGGTAGTATCTTCCATTCTAAGAATTGTTCAACGGTTACCACTAAAGTCTTTCCTGCCTAATTCTTTGTTTTGCTTGCCACTGTCTAAGAGCCTTTACGTGTTTTAGCATTAGATAGTTTCCTACCTTCTGGAAGGGCTTCGCTAAAGCGAGATAAAATTCGTATTTTTTCATCTAAATCTCGCCGTTTTTGAAGCAATCTTTTTGGGCTGTTTAGATACCTGTCTACCTGCTCTAGTTGCTTTTCGTTTAGCAGCCGTACTGGCGGCGTATTCACTGGGAGAAAGAGCCTTAATTGCTTTTTCAGGTAGATAACGTTCACCTGTTGCTTTACTCCCCTGTGTACTAGGCTTCCCACTTTTAGTTCGCCACTTTTGTTTTGTCCAATTTGCTAGGGATTTTTGTGGTGCTCTCATATGCTTCCTTTATTTGTTCTATTGTTCTAAAGCATCCTGTACAGACATTTCCTTGTAACTTGCAGATGCCTACACACGGACTCAAAACTTTCCTACCCATTTACCTGCTGCCCATGCTAACAGTCCTGCAAAGAATATAACAACTATAAATGCTATTCCGTAACCTACATATTCCATCAACTCTTGTTGACGCTTCTCTGCCATCTTTTCTTGATAACGTCTAGACTTACGTGCTTCAGCTTGGAAGGCTTGCCAATCTTGCCACAATCCGGGTCTGCCTAGATATATCATCATCTTCTTGAGTTCTTCTTCTTTTTCTTTTATCTGCTCAAGAGCCATGAACTCTTCTAAGTCTGAACCTCCTACACCTTTAGCTTTCTTTTTCTTTAGATTCTTTTCTATTGCTTCTTTAGAGAATACAAAATCGCTTATATGTTTCGCACATCCACTCAGTTCTTTACCGTTGGACACAAATTGTTTTATGACACTGAAAGCAGCGTTAGCTGCGGCTAGTTCTGCTAACATTTTATTTTTTCCTTATAGGTTTACAGTATGCTGTTATCTCTAAATTAGCTCCTTCCTTTTGTGGTATTGAAGGTTGGTTGTGCAGTCTCTCTGCAAAGTATAAACATCTATCTATATCTTGGAAGGTTTGTGTTTGGTCTACTACTCTTAATCCCATCATAAACACAAGCACAAACTCAATCATTTATTTACACAGGTACGCCTTGTACCTCCTCATTCTTTTTTTCTGTGTGACATTCACAGTTACATTCTTCAACATCACATTCGTAGCATTTGCATGTATCACACTTTTCTTTTGTCATTTTCGTGTTTCTTTCTTAGTTGCTCTTTTGCTATTCTTGCAAGTCTTGCTTGCTCTTTCTTCCCAGATACCTTGGCTCGTTGTTCAAGGACTGTAAGTATTTGTATCTTTCTCGCAAATGGTTTATTAATTCTCTTAACTTTTGCAATGGTTGCCTTGGCATCTGAGACTGTAGCGAACTTGATGCTAACTGTGTCTTTAGGGTTTTCATCCGTATACAGTCTTCTGTCACTACCTTTTGGTTTTTTGCCTGTGCCAACTTTAGGGTCTGCCTTCTTCTTTGTCATCAACCTCTGTATCCACCACCTTTTGCTTTGTATTGCTTGGCAAGCATTTGGGCTTTTCTCGCAGACCATTGTCCAGCTCCACCACCTTTTGAACCCGACTTGATTTGGCTAAATAATCGCTTACGCATGGTTGGTTTAGTATAATTCCCAGCACTGTTTACGGTACTCCCACCTTTGTTTAACTTGATTTTAGATAAAGCCTTTGCCTGACCTGCATGTGCTTTACTAGCTTTCTTTAATTTACTTGCTACTTTTTTTATTGTTGCTTTTGCTTTTTTTACTGCCATCTCTATCCTCATATAGATTATTAAATGTAGTATATGGGTCTAAGTAAGACTCATGTGACTCTGCTGAGTGTGTCCACTGTGATGGCGTAAAATCAGGAGCACCTTCACCTGTAACCCATAAAGCAGGACTTGTGGCTCTTACTCTGTTATTCGGCAAGGCTACAATGTTACCTGTCCATTTACCTGCATCAATCAAATACATTACGTGTGATTGTTTATGCTGTGCAGGGTCATCTGCTATGTCACTGTCAGTATAGTCCACTGTGAACATATACTTAGCTTTGTAAAACTCGTTGTCTATCTTACACAGCCACGGACTAGAACTTACTCTATCCATCACTATGACACTGTGATTCCTAGACTCACAATCCCATGGTTGACACAAGTGGTCTTCCATTGGCTCTGCCCACTCATCTACAGGTATGTCAGCTACAAGTGCTTGTATAGGCATCCTTGCCCACATTGCACCACCATGTATATTTTCGTCTTCAGTACAGCCTGTGAATACGACCTGAAAACTCAATGACCTATCAGGTATAGTATTAACAGCAAAAGCTAATGCGTGGAGATATTCTCCGTGGTAGTCCAGATGATTACATGTGAACTCCCTACGTACCCAACATTTAAAATGTGGTACGTTACTTATCAGATAGGGCATTACTTCTTTTTAGCGGCTCCACCTTTAGCGTACATCTTAGTTTTTTTAGTTGCACCACCTTTAGCCATATACTTAGTCTTCTTCATGCCACCTTTAGCCATGTATTTTGTTTTCTTTTTCATTGCGGCTCCTCCACTCATCATTTTTTTCTTTTTATCTGTGATGCCAAACTCTTTTTTTAACTTAGCCGCATTCTCAGGTGCTTTATTTTCTAATGTAGCAATTAAATCCATTATTTTCTTTTTTGTCAATCCATAGCTACTAGGACTTTGTGTTTTTGCCATTATACTTTCCTCACTAATTTTTTAGCATTACGTGTTCTCTTAAAAGAACGATTTGCAGTTTTAGATGTAACAGCTAGATTACCTATTCTGTTATCTCTAGGATTGCCATTTCTGTGGTGTACGTCTTTGCCATCACCTTTGGCTGTGCCACCACCCTTCATAACTATCTTACGTGCTTTATTCCTACCTGCCCTGTTTACTTTCTGTGCAGGTTTAGAATGGTAGTTTGCGTACTCTTTTTTGTAGTTACGGTTAGGCATTAGTTGCCTGTTATTTTTTTATAGGCTTCCATACCTCCAGGACCACTAGCTCTTAATGCTTTTAGTCCAGGGTTGTCTGTAACAGAACCACCTGCTGAGTACATATGTTTCTTTCCACCTGACATGCCACCGTAAGCCATTTCAGCTTTTTTCTTTTTCATTTTCTTCATATCTTTTTTGTCCATAATTGAAATGATTATAGCCATGCCTTTACCTTTTTTAGCCATTATTTCTTCCCCTTCTTGAGCATACCACCCCTAGAGTTAAACTTTACGTTTGTATCTTTACCTGACTTATCTTTCATCATAAGCTGTTTCTTTTTTGGTTTAACTTTTGGTTTGATTGACTTAGGTCTTGATGGTGGAGCTTTAGGTGGAGTATCTTTAACTGTTTTTTTCTTGAAAGGAGTTACTGTTTCTGACTTAGACTTACCTACCCTTTTTCTTTCATCGGCACGTAGAGTACCATCACCCATTTTTTTTATTCCGAGTAAGTCATTTATAAAGTCACCTGCAGTATAAGCAGCAACCGTGCCACCTACACCTATTCCTCCTCCTACTAATTTATCTATCTTTTTTTCTATTTTAACTCTGTCTTTACCTACTGTTATCCCATCTTTTTTGCTAGTTCTTCCAGGCAAACCTTTAGTAGACAACCCCAACTTTTTTAATACCTTTTCTTGCATAGGCTTAGTTAGCTTGTCTATTGCTCTCATTACACCTGTATAAGTTACTGCCATTTTATTCTCCTACCATTTTACCTTATGTGACCAATACTTCGCTGATAACTTTGAAGTTGGTTTACCTTGAGCATTGTGCCTTGCATAATAACTCTTCTTACGTGCCTTATCCTTCGCTGAGGTAGGATTCTTACCAGCACCTTTTACACCCTGTTGTCCAAAGCGTATGAATTTGTATGTGTCACCTTCTTTTGCCATTACGCAGTGTGACTTCGTTGGATGGTTAGGTGTTCTCTTAGGTTTGTTTACACCTTTGAGACCTTCTTCCTTCATTTTATTTTTGACTCGTTCAGGTATAGCCATTTAAATATCCAATTTCTTTTCGTCTGAAATACATTTATACCTAGTTGCAACATATTCAGGCATCCAATCAGGCAATTCCATTGCTATCTCATATGCTCTCACTTCACATTGCTTCTCGGTTTGGTACGGACCTTTTATATCTTTTAGTGTCTGACAGACCTGTGGGTCTTTTAACATACAGACATATACAAATGCCTCAAACATTGTCTAACATCCCTTCTGCTTTCATAGCTGTCTCTACATGCTTCAAGGTGTATCTCACACCTGTATCAGCTTCGATGGCAGCACGTACATAAAATACAGAACTATGGGGGATATGTAAGTTTTTTAGTTTATTAGTACGGATAGCATCATAGAAACTTTCTAAAATGTTCTCTGGTGTCTCTAGTTTTACTGATTTTTTCATGATTGTCAAGGGGTAAAGTATATTTAGTACAGATAATTAATATATCTATGTACATTTAAGTGTTTCATATAAGTGTATTTAACAAGAATAAGTAATTATCATTTATATGTATCATTTAAGTGTTAGTTATACATAATTATACTCGATTTTGGAAATGTTGTCAAGCTCAATTATTTTTATTTGTGTATATTCTTATTTTCGTGTGATAAAAATGTCACACATTATTGGCATATTGTCTGTTTTTAGGTGTGTGTGTTGCAAATATGTCACACTTTACTAGGTATATAAGTGTTCAACAGTTGTACTAGTGGTTAACACTTTAAAAATCACTTCTGTGTATTTCTCTGTATACGTATACCTGGTACCCCCACCTGTCGCATGCCCTGCCCACCTTGATTTCTATCACTTTTTCCTAGTTTCAAATAAAAAATACTCTTAGATATAGATAAATTGTACATTTTTTATGCTTTACTCTAGCTAAGTCATTGATTTTATTACATTTTCTATGCTCTAACCAACTGATTATCTATCAGTTACCATTTAATATGTATCTCAAAACTACCTAACCCCTTGATATTGTTACGAAAATATACCCTAGATGCATGAAACCTTTTTTGCATTATATAGTAACAACTTTTTTTATACCCTTACAAACCTTAAACAATCAAAATAATTCAATTAAAATATCCAATAAAAACAAACACTTAACAAATTAATTCAATTTATTTCAATTATTCGCTTTACATTCTCATTCTCTTTTGCAATACTTCAATTATCAGCAAGGCAACTAGCCAAGTTGGTAAGAAGTAAAAGAAAGTTTTTAGTTTGAGAAAAGCGTTCTTTTGATAAGCAAAAGCAACTAAGTCTTATTAATCGCAACAAAACAAAATAAAAGGTTTCAGTTTTGAGATAATCGTTCTTGTAACAACTTTCCCAAAACATTTTAAAAAAACTTCTTGACTAACAAAACTAAAACTGCTCTACTGATAATACGAAAAGACAGAAGGAAACGACAACCTTTTAAAAAAATAGTGCAAGTGCGGACTTTAAACCGAACCTATCAAGTGCAACTTCACTATACGATAGATGCGAATTCTTACCCATACGTGGGCAAGACGTGGGCTAACTAGGTGTGCCAAAAGGGTGGTAACTTCTTAGACTAGACAAGTGCCAAGTAAGAGGCTTGTTGAATATGGGAAAAGTGCGACAACAGAAATCCTAGGGTGGTCAATGGTAAGAGTGCGAGAAATTTCTAGAAGGGCAAGTTTTGTTTGTTGTCTTGTCCTTTCCCTACGGTGCTAGGGCTTTAATCTACAAACTATACTACATGAAAAGTAAGCTAAGAGTTTAAGTGAAAAACACTTGGGTTGTATAACTAAAACAATTACCTTATGGCATCAAGATAAATGCCTCATGTAATGAATTAAACCTTAATGACTAAGGGCATTGTGATTACTTTTTATGATGCCCTTGACATTGTGTTGTTAAAGGGTATAATGCCCTTAACTTTAACCATTAATGGAGAATACAACATGGCTATTAAAACAATCAATGCAACTTTTTGGAAACAATCAACGGGTTTAACGGGTCAAAACTTGACTGAATCAAATCAAAAAAAGTTTACTAGAGTTGCTAAAAAGTATAAGAAGGTTACAGAAAAGTCACTTTCTAAGACTAGATTATATAAGGCTAGTAGGGTTGGAGCAAGAAACTTGAAGAAGGAGTTTGGTACTAGAATTGGTAGTACTAGCATTGCGACCTTTGAAATGTTACTTACTGCAATTGATAAAGAACTTAATGGAGTTAAGCACTCTATTGAGTTTGGTGAGTTTCAAGTTAAGTCTTACAATGACTTTGCTAACTCAACTGCTACTAGGAAAAAAGCCTAGTAAGGTTAAGTACAATGTGATATATTCCCCTTGTATCGCATTGTACCCTTTAACTACACAACTAAACCAACTTAGGAGAATACCCCATGACTAGTAGACAAGAACTGTTTATGATGCTAGATAGAGTTAATAAATCTTACAATCTAGAACTTGACTTAAATCATTCATCAATATATGGTGGTTGGCAGTTAACAAATAAAGAAGGCAGTACTATAATTAAACATAGAGTACCCATAAGAGAAATGTTATCTTTTCTTGATGGTATGAGTAAAGCAAAGGAGATATTATGATTACAACTAAAAACATAATAGCTATATACAAACTAGCTAAACCAAGTGAGATAAAACATGGCTTGACTTGGTACGTCAATGCTAACTCAGATTGTAAGGAGATAGCTGAGAAACTTGAACTACCCTTACATATTGTGATAGGGGTAGTATCTGCACTAAGTCCTAATAACAAATGGGAACGTAACGTAATCAATGCAGAAGATTTATGTACTGCCTTTATCAATGGGCAAGATATGGATAGCATAAAGGTTAGCACATATCATAAGATGAAGGAGAAAGCATGGAGTATATTACAATCAATGCCAAGCTATGATGAAACTATTGAGATACTTAATGGCAAGAAAATTGTATCCTTCTTTAGGAATATAAGTGGTGATGAAACTGATATCACTATTGATGGACATGCTAGAAATATTTACTACAATGATAAACAAGGCTTGACAACACCTAATACAAACATTAAAAAGAATGAGTATAAGGACATACAAAAGGCATATGCTAGGGCATCTAAAAAGCTAGGTATCAAGGCATACGAATTGCAAGCTATAACATGGGTAGCATGGAGAAGAATACATGGAATTGGATAAGGTATCTATCAATAGGCTAGTACCTATATACTTAATGAGTTCATACTTGTACTATGAACATGATAAGAATGTACTAGACGATACACAATTTGACTATGTCTGTAAAAAGTTATATGATAATTTTGATGACGTTACACATATGCATAAACACTTACTTGATAAAGATAACTTGAAAGCAGGTAGTGGGTATGGTATAACTTACACTAACTTAATAATCAGTAGTGCTTTAACTTGGTATAAGGAGAATAGCTAATGACACAAAAAAATGATGTAGTTACAAAACTAAAACATATAATAAAAGTGGCTAGAGAATATGAGATAGATGCTCAATCACAAATAGATGGATATAATTATTTAATAAATGATGTAGAAAAACTTTTGAAGGAGATACAATATGATACAAGTAACTAGACAATCTGTATTGACAAGACAAATGAACACAATGGAACTGCCCATATCACAAGAGCATCTAAATATATATGATACTGTTGGAGATATACTAGTACAAGATGCTTTTCCTAATTTGGATAAGGAGCAACGGGAGTTCTTGATAAGTGGTATCACACCCCAAGAATGGAATGAAACTTTTGGAGATAATGAAGATGCATAAACTAATATTACAAATTGAAAATGATATAGCTAATAAGTATAAATATATAGTTTGGGTTGGTGGTTGTGATGACTACTATTCTAACTATAAAGATGCCAAAAAAGATGCTGACAAATGGAAAGCTAAAGGCTATGATGATGTAATAATTGAACAAATATAGGAGAAATAAATGAAACATTGGTATACTAAAGAAGAAATGGGCGAAGGTTTCCAATATAATCAAGAGGAACATGATGACAATCAATATAATTCCTTGGTTGTCATTGATGAGCATGAGGAAAACACCATGAGAACTAAATATCTTATGCGAGATGTGTGGGATATGGAGAAACTACTTGACTTAAAGAAACATTTAGATAATATAATATTAGAAAGGAAACAGTAATGGCTAAAAATCAATTCGGAAAATCAAAAGAAATAGATAATGCCTATGCAACATATAGAGTTGACAACCCTAGCAATGGCATGTATTTTGAGTGGAAAATCCTTAAGACTTATCAAGTAAAGTCTAATGAGGATAAGAATCAGTATGCTAGATGGTTTACTGCATGTAAATCGCCTATGACATACGATAGTTGGGAGTATGGAGATGCTTATATACATGAAATCATGTCTGTAAACCCTAAATTAATCAATGCAACTGAAGAATGGAGAAAAGAATATGACATTAACTAGTAAAATTATATTAATGGTATGCCTAATGATGGGAACTGCTATGTTTATCAATGGGTTAGATGCAATAATGTATGAAGTAGGTATGATTTATATCTTGTCATATACATTATCAATAGTGATGCTATGTGTAGGCATTAGAATATTAACAAAGGTAGAGGATAGCACACATGGAAGAGGAAGAACTGTATAATCTTTTTGAGGAAACTCTTAGAGATGATGAAGAAGATTACCTACCCCTAGAAGAAATACCAACTTTATATGGAGATTGCTATGGCTAATGCTAGTGCAAACATAACTGAAGTAAACCTAAAACTAAAACCAAAAGAGTTATCTATGATTGTTGACTCACTCTATAGAGATTTAGATGATATGACAACAGGTAATGATGATTTCTCACAAGTAACTTTGAATGTTGATGGTAAGCTACCTTTCTATAAAGTAGAAAAACATTCTGACTCACACGTTAGAAAATGGTTTATCAAGTATAGAAGATTGGCTGTACAACTAGATAGAATGTATGTTAAGGTAAGAAAACTAGGAGGAACATGGTAATGAATGTACTAAGTTTATTTGATGGTTGTAGTGGTGGTCAACTTGCCTTGCAAAAGGCAAATATCCACGTAGACAACTACTATGCAAGTGAGATTGACAAGTATGCAATCAAGGTAACTCAAGCTAACTTTCCTAACACTATTCAGCTAGGAGATGTTACAGACTTAGACCCACATGAAATAAAATATTGGGATATTGATTTGCTTATGGGTGGTTCGCCTTGTCAAGGCTTCTCATTTGCAGGACATCAGCTTAACTTTGATGACCCACGTAGTAAGTTATTCTTTGACTTCATACGTATAAGAGATGAGTGTAAGCCTAAGTATGTACTGCTAGAGAATGTACGAATGGCTAAGAAGTCTCAAGATGTTATATCTAAGTACATGGGATTTGAACCACAAGTATTGAACTCTAGTAGAGTATCAGCACAAAACAGATATAGACTATATTGGTTTGGTAGACTATACTATGATGTTGAAGATGACTTTGAACACTATCCTAAGTACGAGCAAATACCTATCCCACCTATGATTGACAAGGGTATCACTATGCAAGACATACTAGAAGATGGCTATGCTACAGATGAGATGACTAGCAATGGCAAGTCTCATTGTCTTACTGCTAGGTATAATGGTGCAGTATGGTGGAATAGTATTGAACGTAAGCAACGTACTATGGTACTCAAGGATAATCCTACCATGTCTAAAGATGGATTGATTAGGGTAGGTACTGCTGACCTCAAAGGACATGACTCAATCAAACGAGTGTATGCACAAGAAGGTAAAGCACCTACACTTACTACCATGCAAGGTGGACACAGAGAACCAAAGGTTGCAGTAGGTAGGATTGTTAATCGTAGACTTGATGAGCATGGTACTAGGAAAGATGACCAACTTGAGTTACCTTACACAAGACAGATAGAAGTTCGTAAAGATGAGAAGTCTAATTGTCTCACTACTGTACAAAAAGATAACGTGCTAGTCTCTAAAGATATGTGGCGAAAGCTAACACCCTTAGAGTGTGAACGATTGCAGACATTACCTGACAACTACACCAATCATGTATCCAATAGTCAGAGATACAAGATGATTGGAAATGGGTGGACAGTTGATGTGATTGCACACATACTCAAGGGTATTCCATTAGCTGAGACATGGCATGAAATGTATAACAACAACAAGGAGATGGTATAATGACAATGTATAGATTAGGAATAGTAGAAGATAATAAAATGAATAGAGAACAATTTTTTGAGTGGCTTAATAAGTATAAAGGAACTTACAAATTTATTGAAGATGACTATGGAGAAGTTACAATAAAATTTTTAGTTGATGAAACAGAGGAGAACGTATAATGACTAAGAAAAAAACTAAATCTGAATTAATTGAAATCACTAGACAAAAAGGTATTCAAGGCATGAGTGAGGAACAGATGAAAGCAGTTAAAGAAACTGAAAAACATCTAAGTTCAGCACTACAGATGTTGTTTGAGTGTCAAGACTTATATCTGTCTGACATAAGAAACTTAGAGCAAAGTATGTGGGATTTAAGACGTAGCTTTGACTTAGATAGAAGGGATTGGTAATGATTAAACTACCCACTACTACATGGATAGAACTGTACTCAGAGTTGTCACAGTATGCTGAAGCTAGAGCTTTTCCTCACAGAAACCCATACAATGATGATGGGAGCAGACGAGCATATACTGAAGATGACTTTGTTCAAATTGTCAATGATGTAGAAAAGATAATGTCACAATTTTTTGAGAAGGAGAATGACTGATGCTTGAAGCACTCATGTGTCTAGCACTCAATGTCTACCATGAAGCTAAGAACCAAAGTTTCATAGGGCAAGTAGCAGTAGCACAAGTTGTTATGAATAGGGTAAAGGATGAAAGATATCCTAACAATGTATGTGACGTAGTTAAACAAGGCTTAACATACAAATGGAATCCATCCATACCTATCAAGAACAAATGCCAATTCAGTTGGTACTGTGATGGCAAGAGTGACAAGCCTAAGAACAAGCAAGCTATCAAGCAAGCATTGAAAGTTGCAAGTGGTGTATACAAGGGTAACCTAGATGACTTTGTTGAAGGTGCGACACACTACCATGCCTACTA